ATGAGCAAATCAAAGGCTTATACGTTGTTGAAAGTTGGATTGTTTCAGATCCTGCAAATGACAAATCAGCATCTTTAGGTTTAGAAGTTCCAAAAGGTACTTGGATGGTTGCAATAAAAGTTGACAATGAGGACATTTGGAATAAACAAATTAAAACAGGCGAGGTAAAAGGTTTTAGTATCGAGGCTTATTTTGATGAGAAATTAAGAGCCATAAACAAAGATGTTTTAATTAGCAAAGCAGTTCAAGCAGCAAAAGAGATTATTTAGTATATTTGATTAGTTAAATATTAAAATATGGCAGGAGGCAGACCAACAATATATACAGATGAATTAGCGGCTTTAATATGTGAGCATATTAGTAGTTCGACCAAAAGTCTTAGGACTATTTGCAAGGAAGTTGAAGGGGTTGAAGTTCAAACAATACTATCTTGGTTAAGAGATAAACCAGAGTTTTTGGCACAATACACGCGAAGCAAGCAAGAACAAGCCCAAGCATTAGCAGATGAGATAATAGCAATTAGCGATGATGCTAAAAATGATTATGTTGATGGCGAGTATGGAAGGGTTGGAAATTCAACAGCGGTACAACGTTCTAAATTAATGATTGATTCAAGAAAATGGATCGCATCAAAACTATTACCTAAAAAATACGGTGACAAAATAGAGGTTGACAACAAAGGCAAAATAGATAATAACTTAACGGTTACAATCATCCGAAACAAAAAGGAAAAAGAGGATTGAACTCCGAAGCTAATATAGTATTTGAGCATTTAACAGACTCAGATAAAAGGTTTATTATTGAGCAAGGCGGCACAAGGTCGGGCAAAACATATAATATCTTAATGTGGCTAATCTCTTATTGTTTTAAAAATACTGGTAAGACTATAACCATTTGCCGAAAGACATTACCCAGTTTGAAGGGTTCAGCATATCGAGATTTTATTGAGATACTAACAACGCTTGAATATTACGAAGCAACCGACCACAATAAAACGGAATCATTTTATAGCCTTAACGGCAATCTAATTGAATTTATAGCAATTGACCAAGCGCAAAAGATTAGAGGGCGTAAACGTAACGTTTTATTTATCAATGAGGCAAACGAAATAACCTACGAAGATTTTTTCCAGTTAAACATGAGAACAACTGACCGAGTTATTATTGACTACAACCCGTCAGAGGAGTTTTGGGTTGAACAAATAAAGGTTAGAGATGATGCAGATTTTCATATTACAACATATTTAGATAATCCGTTTTTACCTGCCGTTTTAGTGCGTGAGATTGAACGAATTAAAGAAATTGATGCTGACTATTGGCGAGTCTATGGGTTAGGCTTACAAGGCTACATTCGAGGTCAAATATTTATGAACTGGAAGGAATCAAATAAATTTCCTGACTCTGTTAAATGGACTTGTTACGGTTTAGATTTTGGATTTACAAATGATCCTACCGCTTTGGTTAAGGTTGGCATTTCAGATGGTGAGCTACACGTTGAAGAGTTAATCTATGAGCATGGTTTAACGAATGACGATATTTGTGAAAGATTAAGGGGCTTCGGATTAAACAGAACAGATGTAATTGTTGCCGATTCAGCAGAACCAAAATCAATTGAAGAAATATACAGGCAAGGCTTTAATGTAAGAGGCGTTACAAAGGGCAAGGATTCAATATTAAACGGCATTGATATACTTAAACGACAACCATTAATTGTATGCGGTGAATCGCTTAATTTGAAGAAGGAATTTAAGAACTATAAATGGCAAAGCGATAAAAACGGCAATCATATTAATAAACCGATTGACTTTTACAATCACGCTTTAGATGCTTTGAGATACGTTGGCTTATTCAAATTAAAGATTGTTAACGCTGGAAAATATACGGTGCGTTAAATTTTAATTACATTTGCTGAAACTAAAACTATGAAAGACTACCAAAAAGAGTTTGAGGCGTTTATTGATTCGGATGAGTTTATAAATGATGAAGGTTGGAACGGAACTACCAACGGAAACAAAACAAGCTACTCATTCAAAGGCGGTGATGTTGTTATTGAGGTTGAAGAAAACCCGACAGAAAATTTGCTAAATGCTCTTAATTCTGCAATGGCAATACTACGATCTAAACGACTATCAAAGTTGCGGAGTACATTACAATCAGATTTTAGTATTGAGGCTTTAGAACGCAAGAAATCAATCGACAACGCTAAGTTAAAGATTGGAACATCAATAGGTTTACCAATAAGATAATTATATTTGTAGCATGAGCTACTTAAATAATTTATTACATCGCCATCAAATCGACAGGCTATTAAAATACCAAGCAGTTATTTGTTCTAATTTAGGCGTTGATTCAACACTAGACGAAAAGAAAACAGCAAACAAAAAAATAGCTTTGCTTGATAGGTTGATCAGAAAAGTAGATAGAAAATTCTTTTAATATGAACATACATTTAACGACCTCAATGAGAGGCGGCGTAAACTATCACCGAATGGTTACGCCTCATGTAAACCTATTAAAAAAATACCCAGAGTTTAAAGTAGCCTACTCCGTTGATGATCGTTCTTGGATTAAATTAGATTTGAGCAAGATTAATATCTTGGTGTTTACTCGTATGATTTCTTTGGAGGGTTTAAATTACAAAGGCGTTAACTATTCGCTTGAGGAAATTGTAAAGAAATACAAAAAGTTAGGTATTAAATTTGTTGTTGATATAGATGATTATTGGATTTTAGACCGAAATAATCCGATGTATAAAAGTTTTGATAAACATTATCAGAAGCAAGTAAGATTATCGTTAAGGCTTGCCGACTTAGTTATAACAACAAACAAAAGGTTAGCCGATAGGATTAGACCGATCAACAAAAACATTGAAATAATACCTAATTGCATCGACAAAACTCATAATCAATGGGATTACTCACCACTACCAAAGAATACAAAGTTTGGTTATTTAGGTGCAACATCTCACAAGGAGGATGTTAATCTTATGGGCGTTGATTGGTCAGATTATGATGCAACTGCATTTGTTGAGATGTACAAGCAAAACGGGTTTAAGATTAAGAAAGGAAAAGATGTTTATCAATATGGAAAACTTTACAACAATATAAGCGTTTCACTTGCTCCAATAGTTAAGAGCGTATTCAATAGTTGCAAATCAAATTTAAAGGTAATAGAGGCAGCCGCAAAAGGTCGAATGATTATATGCAGCGATGAACACCCGTACAAAGATTTTGAATCTGTTTTATATGCCACAGACTGGAAAAGTCAGGTTGATTTATTAAAAGACTTTACACCCGATGCGATGCGTATTGTAGCCAAAAGGTTAAGCGATGAGGTTAATGATAAATATAATTTAGATACTTGGACAGATTACAGGGCTAAAATCTACAAAAGTTTGTAATAAAAAAGCCCCAAATTAATGAGGCTGTTTTAAAATTATTAGGAGACTCGCACCCCCTTTGTTTTATACTGTGTGATTAAACCATCCGTGGTTGAAGTGTACTTTTACCACACACCACATATTTAATTTTCCAGAAGCAACATTGTTAGCCTCTTCTTCGGTTTCAAACTTTGCAGTTTTACCGCCTTTACCTTTCATTGTGTTTAACGTTTCTTCGTTAAGTACTACAAATAATTTAGTTGTTTTCATTTTGTTTGTTTTTAGTTTGTTTGTTGATACAATAGTAAAACAAATATTTAACATGACAATGAAAAAAAACACTTATTTTTAATAAACCTTTGAAACGTACACTACCAAAAGGATTGAGAGAATTGTAATTTATCTAATAAAGCGAAACAAAAGCGAAACTAAAGCGAAACGAAAGGCATAAGATAAGATAAGATAAAAGAAGATAAGATAAAAGAATATAACTAACTGATTTTTTTATTTTTCTAATTTGGGATTTTTACAGGTTATTTGTGTTATAGAATAAACAATCCATGACAAATCCCGTGAAATCATTTGGCGAAAACCTAATCAAGTTAGGTGAAAAGCTAGTTGGTGAGGCTAATACCGAGCTAACAAAAGAAGAAAAAGAAAATACACACAACGTAAAACTTGCTGAAGGAGTAACCGAAGAAGGCGTAAGAGTTTATTCAGAAGATGAAAGCTGGACAGTTGGATCAGAGGTGTTCGTTGAAGTAGATGGCGAAAGAGTGTTAGCTCCAATTGGCGAACACGTTTTAGCTGATGGCAGCGTTTTAGTTGTTGAGGTTGAAGGTATTTTATCCGAATACAGAGAAACCGAAGAAGTAAAAGAAGATGTCGAGGTTGAGGTTGAGGAAAAAGTAGAGCAAGAAAAAGAGGCGGTTAATCCAAAATCTGTAATAGACAGAACAGAAAGAGAAATCAAATTTGAAAATGAGGTTGAATCTTTAAAAGCTGAAATTTCAGAACTTAAAAGCAACACCGAAGCGTTAACGGAATCAGTTACAAACACATTAGCTGAGTTAACTAAAAATATAACAGAATTAGCAGCACCTGCCGATTCAATCACATTAAATGCAGAGGCAAAAGAAACGGTTAAGAAAGAGCCTGTAGATTTATCTGCAATGAACACACAAGAAAAAATAGTACATTTTAATAAACAATTTAATACATTTAAATAATGGCAAATTTATTGACTGGCAATTTTGCTGGAACAAAAGCACAGGGGTATTTGTACCCTGCGGTAATGACCGCGAACACATTAACCAACAATATTGTTGAAACACATGAGAACGTTAAGTACAAGTTAAACCTAAGAAATTTAGCAACAACAGGTTTTATCGCTGATGCAAATTGCGATTTCACAGCAAACGGAGCAGTTGCTTTGTCTGATGTAGTTTTAACACCGAAACAACTGGAAGTTAATATCCAACTTTGTAAGGATGATTTTAGAGATCAATGGGAAGCGTTAGAAATGAAAGGCAAATTATTAGGGCAAGACATACCTGCAAGTTTCCAAGAATTTTTTATTAGCAAAATCCAAGCATTAACTGCAAAAGATATCGAAACTACAATCTGGCAAGGTGCTGATGCAACCGAAGGACAATTTGACGGATTTGAAGCGTTATTACTTGCTGATGATGATGTTACTGATGTAACAGGAACTACTTTAGACGCTGGTAATATTATAGGCGAAATTGGAAAAGTTTACGATGCAATTACTGACGCTGTATTTAGCCAACCAGAAGATGCATTTATCGCAATCTCTATCAAGGCTTCTAAACTTTATCAAACTGCATTGGCAGGATTTGGAACGGGTGGACTTGGTGCAAATGGTTATTTAAATCAAGGTTCAGTTGGAGCAAAACCAATGGATTACAACGGAGTTAGATTAGTTGTTTGTAACGGTTTAAGTGCAAATAAAATGGTAGCTACCGTTAAAGGTAACTTGCATTTTGGCACAAACGTTTTAACTGACATGAACGAAGTAATTATCTTGGATATGACTATGCTTGATGCATCTCAGAACGTAAGATACGCTTCAGGATTTACCGCAGGTGTTCAAATTACTAACCCTACTGACATAGTATATTATTACAGCTAATGGCTTGTTTAGTATCAGAAGGTAGAGCATGGCAATGCAAGGAACAGACGGGGGGAATCTCGGCTATTTACTTTGCAAACTATGACGCATTAAGTGGGCAAGCTGCTCCAGCGTTAGGAATCATCCCCGAATTAACGGGAACGGTTCAATTATATAAGTATAGTTTACCAGAATACACAGCAAGTTTGACGGAAACAATAAACGCAAGTGTTGAAAACGGGACTTACTTTGTAGAGCAAGTTATTGAGATGACTTTGCACAAGTTAAGAGCAGACGAAAGAGCAGAGATCAAATTATTAGCTGCTGGCAGACCAAAAATAATAGTTGAGGATAACAACGGAAATTTGTTATTATTAGGCTATGAAAAAGGCTGTAATATGTCGGCTGGTTCAGCACAAAGCGGAACGGCAGCAGGTGATTTATCAGGTTATCAATTAACTTTTACAGCAAACGAAGACAACACCGCACCATTTGTGGCTGGTCTTGGTAGTGCAACAATTAATAACCCGTAAGAATTAATCTTAATATTTATTTTAAAAGCCTCTCATTTATTTGGGGGGCTTTTTTTTTAGGGATTTGTTGCCTTGAAATGTGTTATATTTATAATGATTGGAATCTTTCAAAATACTGATTTTTTATATGTTGATTTATTTCAGCATGATCAAAGTATTACATCCGTTGAAAACTACGATTTAAACTTTGTTAATTCAACCGATGGCACTATATACTCAATTGACGATTTAACGCCATTAGAAGCGTTTGAAAGGTACTTTAAATTCGATTTAAGTACATTAAGTTCAACGATGCCAGACGGATTATATAGTTTTAATATAACTTTGGCATCATCAACGCTAATTATCTTTGCAGAAATAGCATATTTTGATAGAACTGCATCAATTGATTTTAGTGAAAATAATATAACGACAACATACGCTATTAATGAAATCTAAAAAAACAGATAACACTTATGCATTATCCGCAGTTGGATATGCTGAAAGCGATACTCCCGAAATAAAGTTTAATCGTACAGATGATTGGGTTGAATGGGGAGAAAATAACGATTATTACACATACATTGATACGTTATACATAGGCAGCGCAATTAATCACTCTTTAATTACCTCTATAAATCAAAGAATCTACGGCAAAGGGTTAACCTCTTTGAACTTTGCACCTATTGATATGGTGAGATTTAATAAGATTTTAGCACCCGAAGAAGTTTTTAGGTTTGTTGGGGATTATAAAAGACAAGGAAATGCAGCTTTGCAGGTAATAACTAACGGAGCTGGCAAGATTTTAGAGGTTAAGCACCTACCAATTGAAACGGTTAGACCAAATAAAGCAAATGAACTTGGGGTTATAGAAAAATATTGGTTTTCAAATAATTGGAGTGATTTACGTTCAGAAGAAAACAAGCCTAAAGCATATCCCTCTTATGTGGTAGGTCAAAAAAAGAAAGGTACTTTTATTTACAGCCTAAAAAATTACGTTCCAAATAACCCTTATTTTGGCGTTCCTGATTACTTAGGTTCTACCAAGTGGATTGAAATGGACATTGAACTTGCAAACTATCATTTGAGCAATATTCAAAGCGGATTTAGCGCATCAACAATAGTTCAATTTAATAATGGCGTTCCTTCACAACGTGAAATGATGCAGATTGAAAAAGGTTTTCAAAACAAGTTAACAGGCACGAACGGAAATAAGATTGTTTTTATTTATAATGAAAACGGATCAACACCCGCAACGATAACACAAGCACCAATACCCGAAGCTGACAAGCAATATGAAAGCATTAGCGCACAAGTTCAACAGAATGTTTTAATCGGTCACAAGATTACAAGTCCGATGTTGGTAGGTATCAAATCAGATACAGGGCTTGGAAATAATGCAGACGAAATAAGAACGGCTAACGAGTTATTGCAAAACGTTACAATTACACCGTATCAAGAAACGATTGAAAAGTTTTTACAGCCTTTGGCAATTGATATGGGCTTACACGTTAGGCTATCTTTTAAAGAACTTGAGCCAGTAGCTGCACCAAATGTGCAATTAAAAAAAGTTAAGTTAAGCATAGACGAAAGCTATGTTTTGCCTGATGATATTCAGGCCTTAATGGTTTCTAATTTAGATGAAAATGGCGACGATGAAGCCGAACTAACCGAGCAAGGTTTTGAATTAATACAAGAAACAGAGGTAGAGGGAAATGACGGCTTAGAAGTTGACGCAAGTTTAAACCTCGTTAGCCCTTGGGGCGTTGCTCCAAATAAAGGCAGCAAATACGATGTTAAGGCAAAAGACGGAAGCGGCACTTGGTTAGTTAGGTATCAATATGATGTAGCTAAAAAGTACGCAAGCAAAGGCGAAATAATAGAAACATCAAGGCACTTTTGCAAAGAGCAAATTGACCGAGCAAATAACGGCAACCGAGTTTACAGGCGTGAGGTTTTAGAAAACTTATCAAATCCTGAGTTTGGAAGCTATGACATATTCACCTACAAAGGATCGTATAATTGCCGCCATGTTTGGAAAAGAAAACTATATTTTAAAACCGAAGGCGAGAAAGGTTACAACGCTGTGGGCAATGTTCCTTATGTTGTGGCAAGAGTTAACGACAAAAGAGCAACAACGCCAAATACACCCGTAGGATCATGAGTCAATCTAAAAGTTTATTTATATCACCCGACTATTTAAAAGAGTTAACAGCATTAAATGCTAATGTTGATGATGTTGTTATTAGGGCAAATATTTTAAATGTACAACGTATGTACATCGAGCCTGTTTTGGGAACTGATTTATATGATGCTATTGTTAGCAAGATAAGCGGGGCAGGATTAACGGGCGATTACCAAACATTGGTAAATAAGTGGTGCGCCTCTGCGGTTGCTTGGTACACTATGGTTGAGCTAATACCTACTATTGCGGTTGATATTGCAAGAGGTGGCGTGTATAGAGGCAATGCAGAGAATAGCAGCACCGCAAGCATTCAAGAAATTAATCTTTTAAGAGATGGTTATAGAAATAATGCCGAAAGGTTTACCGATAGATTAGGCGATTACCTTTGTAGTAATTCTAATCTATTTCCAGAATACAGCACAAACAGCAACGAAGATTTAAGACCACAAAACACAAGTGCATTCAATGGCATTTGGTTAGGTGGAAATGATGAAACAGAATATGAAAAAAGAACAGGTCAAAGATATTAAGCGGCTACGAAAGCCTCACAAATTAAACGAGCAAAAATTAAAAGAATATTTAAAAATTAAAGATAATGGCAAATAGAGCAATTAGCGGAATAGTAAGAAGCAATTTAGGTGCTTCGGTTTCAGTAACCCCAAACGATGGGGCAGATTTAACAGATGTAGGAGCAGCTATTTATGTCGGTGTTACAGGTGATTTAAAAGTAACAATGGCAGACGGTGTGGCGGTAGTATTTAAAAATATTCCCGTTGGATTTCATCCTATTTTAGTAAACAGAGTTTGGGCAACTGGAACAACTGCAACTGAAATTTTAGCCTGTTATTAATGCTTGTTAATCGGCTAAATAATACGCTACAATGTCAACCATTGGTAAGCGGTGGAGGTGCGCCTCCTTTCTCGCCTTCGGTTTTAAACCCTCTGTTGTGGTTAGATGCAGGAGTAGGAGCAAGCGCATCATCTTGGACGAACAGAGGCTCAGGCGCGACAGATGCAACACAAGGAACAGCAATAAATCAACCCACTTATAACTCAAGTGGCTTCGGAACTAACTCAAAACCTTACTTGGTTTTTGATGGCTCTAATGATTTTATGGATTTGGGTACGGAATACTCTAAATTAACAGAACACACTTTATTCACTGTTCATATTAGAGGAAATAACCTTGATGATAATCAAGCCATCATTGCTGATGGTTCGGCAACAGGTGCTGGTAGTCCTAGTATAGCTGGTACTTCAATTGTACATAGATATAGAAATAAGCAGATTGATACCGTTTATGGTAATAGTCCTGCAAGTAATTATAGGATAACAAGAACACAGCAAACATTTGAAAGTACAACTGATGTATACATCTCAATGGATTCCAAAGAAAATGCAGTTGCATTGAACACAATCAAGGTAAATGGAACAACCTATTCAGTTAGTGATGTTATAGGCACTGGAACAACAATAGCAGGAGCTCCAACTGAAACTTCAATAGGTAAATGGGGAGGTGAATCGTATGGATATTTTGACGGAAAAATAGCCGAAATATTAATATTTGATTCTGTATTAAGCACCGATGATATTGCAAGCATGGAAACATATTTAAACACTAAATACGCAGCATACTAATGAAAGCAGTAATATATAATACAGAAATATTAGCGGATGAACTACAAGATGTTTTATTCGAGATGTGCGAAGATTTATTTGTTGAAGGAACTACAAAATATTGCAACGTAATCAAGCACCCTACAAAGTCACTTTGGGCTGTGCCGATTGTCGAAAGTGGTGAGTACTGGAGTAGAATAGATAGCGACCTACCTTTTTCAATTAAAGATAAGATAGTGGAGCTGCCGAGTGAGTGGTTTCCAGAACCGATAATAGAGATAGAATGATGAATGAATTGATTATGCAACTCACAATAGGTGGAGGTGCAGCTGTGGCTTTAATACCGTATATAAAACATCAGGTAAAGCAGAACGCAAAGGAGATAGATGATATAAAGGTAAAGCTAACACTCAACGAGAGAAGCGATGGTACTCGTGATACTAAAATTGCGGTGATGGAATCACTTACAAGCAACATATTAAAGCGACTTGATAAGGTTGATAATTTACTTGAAAAGATACTTGAAAGGTTAAGCAAATAATATTACATTTGGCTCATGGAAATTAAATTAATAGGCGTTAGTAATTTAAGAAGTGAGTACGGTGATTATGATCACGATGTTATTTTGTCCAATGATTTAATAGAGTCTTCGGGTTTTGTTGATATTATTATTGATGATACCCCGATTACTTTAGACATTACTCAATTGTATGTAGCGACAAAAGCACTATATGAAACCTACTCAATGGAGCAAGATAATCAAATCTATCAACAGCAAATTAGGAATTAATGAACTTATCAAAAAACCTAACGTTAGCAGAGGTAACAAAGAGCAACACAGCAACCAGATTAGGCATTGAGAACATCCCTAACGGTGGCGAATTAAACAACCTTATAAACATAGCCGAGAAGATATTTCAGCCGCTTAGAGATTACTTTGATGTACCGATAGGTATTTCGTCAGGCTTTAGAAATCAAAACTTAAATAGGGCTATCGGTGGAAGTTTAACCAGTCAGCATGGAAAAGGTCAGGCACTTGATTTAGATGGTGACATATTCGGTAATTGCGACAACATAAAAATCTTTAGATTCATACAACACAATTTAGATTTTGATCAGTTGATTTGGGAATTTGGAACGGAGTTAAACCCGTCTTGGGTACACGTTAGCTATGTGAGCAAAGAAAAAAATAGAGGGCAGATTTTAAAAGCGTTTAAATTACGAGGTAAAACAGCTTACACAACATGGGGTTAATAGATGCTATTAAAAACATAGCCAAATCACCAGCGAAAGAGATGGTTACAGGCGTTATTAATGGTGCTGCCGATGTAGTCGATAGATTCGTTCAAACACCTGACGAGAGAGCAGCTTTTAAAGTTGAGCTTGAGAAAGAAATAAGCAAAAGATGGTCGGAAGATATGGCATCTGATTCTTTTTTAAGTAAAAATGTACGACCGTTAACACTAATTTTTTTAATCATTTCAACCGTTTTAATTATCTTCATTGATTCGGGTATCATTGACTTTCAGGTAAATGAAAGATGGATTTCGTTACTCGAAACCGTATTAATGATTGTGATCGGTGCATACTTCGGTGGGCGTTCTTTTGAAAAGATAAAGAAAAAGTAATATATTTGGCGAATGTCAGAGATTAGACCAAGATTAAATGGCAAAAGAAAAAAGGCATTTTATAACTTAACAAAGGCTCAAAGTCGAATATTAGTAATAGGAGATTTACATGAGCCTTTTTGTTTGGATGGCTATTTAGAATTTTGCAAAGAAACTTATGCTAATTATAATTGTAACAGAGTAGTTATTATTGGCGATGTTATCGACTCACATTATTCAAGTTATCACGAAACAGATGCCGATGCATTAGGCGGTGGTGATGAACTGGAGCAAGCGATAAAGAAATTATCCAAATGGTATAAGGCGTTCCCTGATGCTGACGTAACACTTGGCAATCATGACCGTATCATTATCCGTAAGGCTCAATCATCCAATATACCGAGCAAGTGGATCAAAGAATTTGGTGAGGTCTTAGAAACGCCTAAATGGCGGTTTGTTACCGATGTATATTATGATGGTGTTCGTTATGTTCATGGCGATAAAAGCGGAAAGCCTCGAATGGCTACAAGGCGCGATATGGTTAGCACCGTTTCAGGACATTATCATACTGATATGTATGTAGAATGGTCTTTCGGTAAAACAAGAGCAATCTTCGCTATGGCGGTAGGTTGTGGCATTGACTCAAAGAGTTACGCAATGGGTTACATGCAAGGGGGCAAAAAAGAAGCCATAGGAGTTGGTATAGTAATCGGAGGAAATACGGCTTTTAATGTAAAGATGGAATTATAACACTATATTTGCAATTCATTTTGGAGGGGAGTAGTTTACCCTTAGTTTTAGTTTGTTAAAAGAGCCTCGTTTATTCGGGGCTTTTTTTATTACATTTGCAGCTACTTCTTGTTTAATCAACAAAGCAAACTTGGAAGGTAACGGGAGAACGCTTAATCCATTTATAGAGCCTTGCAGAAATGCGGGGCTTTTTTGTGTTCATAAAAATAAATCAAAATAAATTAGGTGGTTTAACAATTGTTTATATCTTTGTTGAACAAACAAGCTAAAACAAATGAAAAACTTAAAACACATCCACAACAAATGCAGCGACATCTTAGAGATGATTGATAACGCTGAGATTATGGTTCAACACCATACAGATCAAATACAAAGATTGAAAACAGCAGGGTTAGACTACAAACATCAACTTCGCAGGTTAGTTGTAAATGCCGAAATTATCGAACGACTAAAATCATATTATTTAAACCAAATACAAAAACTAACAAAATGAGAAAATTAAGCAGCTATTTTTTAAAGAGCAGAATTGAAAGTAACAACTATTCATTTATTGAGCTTGAACATTCTGAAACTGAGGACTTAAATATAAGCGAGCAATGCGGCACGTTCATAGTTTATTACGAAGACATAGATACCGAGATTGTTGTTGACTGGTCACGCAAGACTTTGACGGGCGTAGGCGTATCGTTTCAAGGGCAAGATGAACAAGTTGTTTTAGATGATAACATTAACATTGATGAAATATACTTTCAAGAATCTGAAAGCATGGCAAGAGTTCACATGATGCCAGCTTTTGATCCTGAACTTTCAAATTTAATTTCAGATATTATCGACAAAAAGTATTGATTTATTAACAATTTTATTAATTTTACCAAAACTAAAACTATGAGCAATTTAATTACATCAACTCAGGTTGAGAATGCCTTAGCCAATAGAGTAAAATCTATCGGTGGAGATGAAAAGCAATTTAAGAAAGAAATTAGCTTTGCGATACAGCACGTTAAAAAGAATAATCAACTGCAAAAGGCTGATCATAATTCTATAATGGAATCCATATTGAACGTGATGCAAGTAGGGTTATCACTTAACCCAGTCAGCAAATTAGGTTATCTTGTGCCACGTTGGGATAGAATGACCAGAAGCAATGTTTGCGCCTTCGAGCCATCTTATCAGGGTTATGTTAAACTATTAACCGATTCAGGCAGCGTTGAAACCGTTTACTCTCAACTTGTTTATGAAAATGATACATTTGATGTAAGTTATGGAACAAGCACCGAAATAAATCACAAGCCTACATTTAAAAATAGAGGCGAAGTAATAGCCGTTTATGCCGTTGGAGTGTTACCATCAGGTTTAAAAGTCCCCGAAGTTATGACCATTGAAGAAGTCAACGACATAATGGAAATCTCAGAGTCATACAAGGCGTTTAAAGCCGACAAAATTAAATCTTGTATTTGGGTATCAAACTTTGGAGAAATGGCGCGTAAGACCGTTATAAGAAGAATATTTAAATACCTACCAAAGACCGAATCATTTAACAAAATGGCAATGGCTGTTAGTTTAGATGAGTCAGATTACACAGCAACAGATGAACAACTAAATTATATCGAAAGTTTGCTTGAAACTTCATCAATTGCTATGGAAAAACAATTCCAAATAGAAAGCGAGTTTAATAGCTATTCATCTGAAGCTGCTCAAAAATGTATTTACTACTTGAAACAAAATCAAGTTGACCCGATAGATAGCGGTGGCAATTATTCACAAACAGATATTAAAAACAAACTAAAACAATTGTCATGAACAAGTATAAAAAATTAATGGAATTACGCCATAAGGTAATATGCGAAGTTAACGCAGTTGCCGATAAACTATTTGAGCTGAGAGATTTTAAACAACATTTAAAATTAGGCGAAAAAGAAAGAGTACTTGAAACCAAAAGGTTAAGGATGCAGGCTTTATATCCTGTGTGTGATAAACACGAAATTAACGAACAACAAATCTCAGAGATAATCTGGGGGTATAAAAACTAAAAAAAATGGAGTTAGACGATAAAAATATAAATACCGCTTTAGGTGAATTAAAAATACAAAGGCTAAAATTAGATATAGCTATAAATTCTTTGCAAGAGATACGGGGCGAAATAAAACCGAAGAAACTTGATTTAAAAGTTGAGGTTGGTGAGATTGCTAACTTTTGCATTGGTCATTTTGGAGTAGATTTGCGAGAGAAAATTAGAAGTCAGGATCATATTTGGTCAAGATGTTTTTACTTTAAATTAGCAAAAACTTACACACGATCAAGCCTTGAGAAAATAGGTAATGAGGTAAATCTTAATCATGCAACCGTCATAAACGGATTGAAGCGGCATGAAGATATGGAGGATTATAAAGATGCTGATTACTTGAGATTTATTGACAAAGCTGAAGAATGCTTTACAACACATTTATTAACACTAAACAATTAAATAAATAAATATGAGTGAATTTAAAGAGACAGGCAAAATACTTGCCATTAGAGAAGTTGAGCAAATTAGTGACTCCTTCAAAAAACGTAACATCTGGATTGAAACGCAAGATCAGTATCCGCAGACATTGGAATTTCAATTCGTTCAGGACAAAGTGAGCGTTTTAGATAGCTACAAAAAAGATGATATTGTAGAGATTAGCTTTAATCTTAGAGGCAGAGGCTACAAAAACAAAGAAGGCAAGGCAATGGTGTTTAACACGCTTCAAGGCTGGCGAATAGGTAAAGCGGAAGCACAGGAAGAACAAGCAAGCAGCGAGCCTGTTAAAGCCACCTCTGATGATGATGGTTTACCTTTCTGAAAAAATAAGTTTAAAGATTTAGATTTGGTTTTTATAGCTAAATCAAAAATTTAATTATATTTGTAAAATGAATGTCACAGATTCAAAATTATTTTTTTCTACCAAAGCCTTTAAGAGTGCCGCTGTGACCGGTATTTTTAGAGGCTTTTTTTATTTTAAAATATTATGAATATATTAAAACAAGCAAATAGTATAGTTAACGATCGTTCTGAAGAAAAGGAAAGGGAGTATGGCCCTTTTAGCAATAGTATGTCAAAAGCATCTTTAATTGCTTCAGAGCTTACGGGTTTAAATATTAGCACCGAACAATTTTATTTGTGCATGGTGGCTTTAAAAATGAGCCGAATGGCTTACAATTTAAAAGAAGATACATTAATGGACTGCGCTGCTTATATTGGGGCATTAAATAATTTTAAAAATGGAAAATAAACTAGAACTACAATATAAAAAAATATTACAAGATTGTTTAAAATATGGAGTTTTAACAAGTAATAGAACAAACGTTGATACTTTAAAAACTTTTTCAAAAAAAATAGAGCTTAATTTAACTGAGGGGTTTCCTATTGTTACGGGTAAAAAAATATTTTTTAAAAAAGCCCTAGCTGAATTTAATTGGATATTTGAAGGAAAGACTGACATTAAATTTTTAAACGATAATAAAATTTTTTGGTGGGACAAGTTTGCTGAAAAAGGTATTGTACCTAAAAGCTATGGCCACCAGCTAAGAAATTTTGGAGGGAGTTTTGATCAAATAGAATATGTAAAAAATGAGTTGCTTACTAATTCAAGGCGCGGAGTTATTTCTTTTTGGAACCCTTTAGATTTAAAAGATCAAAAACTACCGTGTTGCTATACAACTGCTGCTTTTGTAAAAGAAAACGACAAATTAAACATGTCATTAATGTTTAGAAGCTCAGATTTATTTTTAGGATTGCCTTACGATATTATTTTTGCAGCACTTTTGCTAAATAAAATGGCAGATTTAACTAATCTTATACCTTTTAAGCTGTCTTTAGAACTTTGTGATGCACATCTTTATACTAGTCACATTAAGGGCGTTAAACAATATTTAAAACAACAAACATTTAAACTTCCTAATATTATTTATAAAAAAAATGGAATTTGTATATTAGAAAATTATAATCATCAAAACTATATTAAAGCAGAAATGCACTAAAACAAAAATTATGAAACAAATTTTAAAAAATGAATTTGACCCTATTAGAAATTGGGCAGATAAAAGAGGAATTTATAAAAGTGGAGATAGTAAAACTCAATTTTTAAAACTGCAAGAAGAAGCCGGCGAATTAGCACAAGCTATTTTGCACAATGATCAACCTGAAATAATAGACGCTTTAGGTGACTTAGTAGTTGTATTAGTTAATCTTTCAGAATTATGCGGCTATAAGCTAGAATACTGCGTTAATTCAGCTTATAACGTTATTAAAGATCGTGAGGGAAAAATGATTAATAATACTTTTGTAAAATCTTTAAATTAATGAAAAAGCACCAATATAATATTCTTGGGGGTGTTGATGAAATAAAAGCACACCCTCAGTTTAAAGAAAAAACTATTAATAAAAGCTATTATGGTTCAGAACTAAATAAATTTGCTGCAGAAAAATGCAGGAAAGATATTGTGGTAAATAATATTGATTTGATTATTCATAATTATAAAAATAAAACAATTAAAATAGTTGAATCAAAACACAAAAATGAAAAGCTTTCTACTGGTCAAAAAATATTACTCCAAAAGTTATCTAAAATGGGAATAAAAACATATGTTGTGTATGGAGATTACCCTTATAAAGACAATAAATTTTCTGTTTATTCATTTCAAACTAATAGTTTTAAATACGGAACGGCAAAAGACCTTGCAAGGTTTTTAGAAAAATAAATATTAATATTGTAAACTAAAACAAAATAAAAATGGCAAAAGAACTACCATACTTTCAATTTGAACCTGCTGAATACTTAACTAAAGACATCAGCTTTTTAAGCCTTTCAACACAAGGTTTATTTATTAATCTTTGTGCATATTATTGGCAGCGACAATGCCAATTAACTAAGGCTCAAATCTTACGACGATTGAGCTATCCTGATGAATTAAACGAGTTAATTAACGAGGGTATAATTGAACTTAATTATTCTGATGATGAGTTTGAAGACGAAGAAATTAGCATAAAATTCTTAGATTTTCAATATGACAAAGCAACCTCTCAAAGTTACGTTAATGCTAAGAATGGGGCAAAAGGTGGAAGACCACCAAAAGCGAAATTAAAGCCAAATGAAAGCGAATTGAAAGCCATAAGAGAAGAAGAGATAAGAGAAGAGGAAAAAAAAGAAAAAGAAAAAATAGAACAAGAAAAGAAAAAAGAACAAAAAATAGAAAGAGAAAAAAGGTTTAAAAGTTTTTGGAATTTATACAATAAAAAATTAGGTATAAAAACAGCAAGCGCCAAATTTTATTTACTTGATGAAGCTGAAATTGATTTGATCTTTAAAACTTTACCCAAATACATTGCATCAACTCCCGATTTAAAATTTAGGAAGAATCCATCAAGCTACTTAAACCAAAAGACTTGGAACGATGAAATTGATTTAAAAGCATTTAATGACATAACTCCCGAAAGTTTTTATTAAACTTGCAAACTAAACTAAAACTAAAATGAGCAAACAAGTAGTAAATTCTCCGTTGTCGCTATTAGGCGAATTAAAACAAAGACGAAATACATACGAGAAAAGAGGACTTTCAACGGGCTGGAAAAAAGCCGATGAATTTATGAGCCTTAAAAAAGGCTATCCAATAATGATTGGAGGCTATGCAGGTAGTGGCAAATCAGAAGTTGCTTTTGATATTGCCATAAACTCATCTGTTGACCACGATTGGTTATGGCTGATAGTATCTCCTGAAACTGGTGATCAGTTCGAGATAATGGAGTATTTAATCGAAAAGGTTGCACAAGGTAAGCACATAGGTAAGAAATATCAAGGTGCTTTGTCAGATAGTGAATATGAATCAATTGTAAAATGGTTACACAAGCACATCAGAATTTTAGACCGCCAAAGCGGTTGGGATGATGTATTCACAGGTTTAGATTTTAGCTTAAAGAATCTATTTGAGGTTGTTGAGAATGTTGAGAAACAATTAAAAGGGAAATTTGACGGAATCATTATAGACCCGTTTAACGAGCTTGATTTGAATTTAGGCGGCAATATAGCGGGAACGGTTAAAGATGAGTTAGATGCGCTAATAAGATACACTAAGAAGAATAACTACCTAACTATTCTAACCAACCACGCAAATAACCGCCACGAAATCCAAAGCAAAGACGAAAACGGCAAATCATTCTTTTGGAAGCCACCAGCAACAAAAGAAGAATGGGCGTTTGGTCAACAATTTGCCAGAAAAGGTTATCAAATGTTATTTGTTTACGAGCCACCTATGCAATTTCAACATCTACAAAGAAACGAGGGCAATGTTGACTTTATGGAGTCGATTAACAATAATTATAATGTTAGGGAAATACTATGTCAAAAGACTAAGCCTAAAGGCGTTGGGAAAACTGGTAAATTTTGTTTACATTTCGACAGACAACATCAACGATATTATGAGATTGATTCATTAGGAATGAAAAAGCAAATTAAATACCCAAAATTATGAACGATATAATAGAATTAGACGCAAAGCATTTACAGGTTAAGGCAATTGTTAGCGTGTTTATTGATGAATTAAGTTCAGCGATGCCATCATCTAAATGGTTGAATCACGCTTTAATTATTAAAAATAATAATGGGGGCATTGATGAATTAATACCAATACTTCAATCAGATGTTGATAATAACCACCAACGCAAAGCAATGATTGAGAACTTTAAAAAGGTTAATGATTACATTTATGATTCGAGTAGGGTTATAATTGAGCAACAGAAAAAAATACAGGATCTTGAAAATACAATTAACAGCATAACTTAAAACTATTAAAATGGACTATAAAAAAATTAAGAATATTGAATTAGAGGGAATAGATACAAATGATTATCCAGACTTTTGTGACGCATTTATATCAAGTGCAGACTATGATGGTAAGCCAATGACTGATGTGCAATTAGATGAGTTAAATCAAGATAGTAGCTTTGTTTATGAATGCGTAGAAAGTCATTTATATTAATTATACATATTTGTATAAAGAAAATATAAAAAGCATACAACGTTTAGTATATGAGCCGTTTTTTTTATGGCTTATATACATTGTTATATACTGTTATTTTTTGTGCGATGGCAAATATTAATTACCTTTAATAAATAAAACATTTGTGATTATATTCACAAAAAACACACTTAATATTATTTTTGATAATTGTTTTTCACCAATTATAAGTGTTTTTCACCAAAAAAATAGTTAAAATGGAAATATACAAAAATTACGAAATAAACCTTAAACCAAATCTTTGGGGATACTATGAAGGAATTAGTACAATAGATTGTGATGCACTAATAATTTTTGCTTTAACAATTGAAGAAATTAAAATTGAAATTGATCAGCTTTAATGCACAAAATACAAATCAAACCTTTAAGCGTTAACCAAGCATGGCAAGGCAAACGATTTAAAACGCCTTTGTATAAACAATGGAGCGTCCAAACTCTGTTGATGATGCCTAAAAAAATTGATATTCCAGAAGGCAAATTAAAAGTTAAAATAAATTTTGGGTTTTCCAATTCAGGTAGTGACATTGACAATCCAGTTAAACCTTTTTTAGACATGTTCAAATTTAAATATGATATTAACGACAATCGTATTTATAAATTAGAGGTTGAAAAGTTTATAGTTAAAAAGGGGTTTGACTACATAGAGTTTATTATTGATAAATATTAGTAATTTTGCTATGTGAATGTAATAAACGAGATTTGCAAGTTTGATGATTTCTTTCGAGATAGAGCGAAGCAAATAACAAACAACGCAAGTTATGCCGATGACATCGTTCAAGAGATGTACTTACGGCTGATGAATCCAACTTACAAAGTTCAGCTACAAGAGCAATTTGATCGAGGCGTTTTAAAATGGGGCTGCATCCGTATTATGTCGCAGATATTTTTAGGCCATATTAGAGATAATAAAAAGATGGTCTATACAGACGATTTAACGCACGTTTTAGGCTCGGTTAATGATTGCAGCTTTGAGAGGGTGCAGAATTGTTTGAGCCAACTTTATTGGTTTGATCGAGATATATTAACGCTTCATTTAATAGATGGGCAAAGTATCAAAGAAATTGTAAAAAACACAGGTATTCCAAGAAATACGGTTTACAATAGAATAAACATAGCAAAACAAAAATTAAAAAATGTGATATGAAAAAACCGAAAGATTTAAGAACACAGGAAGGCAGAAAATGGAAAGCCGAACAATCAAAAGGTTTAGGCGATACAATCGCAAAAGTAACTAAGGCAACAGGCATTGACAAATTAATAGGTGCGGTTGTTGATGATTGCGGTTGTGATGAGCGAAAGGACAAATTAAATAAATTATTTCCTTACCATAAAAATCTAACAATGACAATCGACCAACAACAAATTTGGATATTGATAAGGTCGCAATTATTTAGCAACATGGTTAGTCAAGAGAACAGGGAAAGATTAAGAATAATGTACAACGCTATTTTTAGCGATAAAAAACAACCGAGTACCTGCGCCCCTTGTATAATTAAGCAACGGGATAAAGTACATCAAGTTTACAAAAATGTGTGCAATGATTAATAATATTTTAATAATGTTATTTGCTATTTGTTCAGCTTTTATAATTGCGTTAATTGATGTGTTTTATATTTCTAATCATAAAATTGACAAGGAATTTAAAGCGTTTAGATTTGGGATGTTTGCAATGTTTGCACTTTTAACCGCTTACACTTATGCGTTTGATTTGGTGATTATACTCAAGTTAATAATGTTCTCTTTTTTTTACTGGTTAGGTTTTAATATTTTTATTAAGCTATTTAAACGATGAAATACAAAATAGAAATTCCAACCTCATTAGATGATATTACACTTGCTCAATTTAAAGAGTATAGTTTAATGATTTCGAGGGAAACCGAAGAAGATTTAACGTTTAAAAAACAAGTGATTAATTTGTTTTGTACAGGTGACACAGAAAAGATTGAGTTTTTTAAGAAGAAGCAAATAGATTCAATATTTGCAGATTTTAATGAAATGCTTGAATCGGAGCGCAATATTTTTGAAAAGATAATTTCTATTGATGGCAAAGAATATGGTTTTATTCCTAACCTAAAAGATTTAAGCATTGGCGAGTTTTCAGATATTGAAACGCTTATGAAAGATGGCGTATTTGAGAACATTGAGAAGGTGTTAGCGGTGCTTTACCGACCCGTAATTAACAAAGTTAAACACTTGTATAACATAGCCGATTACGATGGATTAAACGACAGAGATAAACTTTTTCTCAATAAATTTCCTGTGAAAAACTTTCATGGAACAATGGTTTTTTTTTTGATTATCGCCAAAGAATTATTGATGCATACACACCAATTTTTGAAGGAGAATCAACAGACGGAAAACAAAAGTTTCAAACCTCCACAAGCATAAATTGGGGCTGGTACGAGGCACTATTTACCCTTTCGGGAGGTGACATTACCAAATTTGAAGAAGTATCAAGAATTAATGTTGATACAGCTTTAACCTTTATTTTGTATTTAAAAGATAAGAGCAAGCAAAAGTAGGCTTGTAAGGTGTTATTATAATATGGCAACATTCTTTAATTATGTAACCGATATTCGAGCAATTTGCAGCAGCCACCCACAGGTAGCCGCTAATTATTACGGTGACAACATACAAATTGATTCAGAATCAAAGAACCTTTACCCTGCAATAATTGTAGAGCCTGCACCTGCTAACATCGTTAACGGGGCGATTGATTACGTTATAAATATAGTTTGTGTTGATTTGATGAAGATTGACCGAAGCCATGATTTAGAGATTGATTCAAAAATCATTCAAATATTAACCGATATTATAGGTGATATTAAAATGAACGAGGCTTTTAAAGAGTTTAATATTGATCCAGATATTACATTAAATCCAATTGATCCATCACCCGAATTTAATGATTCACTTTTAGGGTGGTCGGTACAAATTACAGCAACTGCAAAACTTCAAAAAACAGGGTGTGCAAATAGCATTATAAATAACAATACATTAGACGGCATAGGTAGCTGGATAATTGAAGATACATTTATCGTAGAATAATAAAATTATGGCAACAAGAACAACATTAAAAAGTTATTTTGAAACAGGTGACAAACCAACGCAAACACAATTTGAAGCGTTAATAGACGGAGTTCCAAACTTAACAGATTCAAGCGTTACTGATGCTGAATTTGCTCAATTAGATGGTGTTACATCACCTATTCAAACGCAGATAGATGGCAAGCAGGCAACGCTGGTCAATCAAACGAATATTAAATCGGTCAACGGTGAAACTCTTTTGGGTTCTGGTGATTTAACGGTTTCATCTTCAGCAGCTTGGGGAGGTATCACAGGCACTTTATCAAGTCAAACAGATTTACAAGATGAACTAAATTTAAAGGCAGATTTAACAGGGGCAACCTTTACAGGTGACGTTACTGCTCCAGATTTCATAGGTGACTTAAATGGGGCTGTTCGATTTGCTGCAAAAAATGAAAGTGGTGCTACTTTATTAAAGGGTAAAGTTGTAGCAATTATAGGGGTGAGCGGAACAGAAACAACGGTTGATTTAGCCGATGCAGATAACGCATCAGCAAGACCAGCTTTCGGTTTAGTCTC